CGAAAAAAGAAGAAGAGTGGATTAAAGATCTAAAGAAATTAATGCGAAAGAAACCCAAAAATCTCATACTTTTCGCTGACGGTAATTTGAGTATATTGAAAGGAAGCAAGGAAAATCCTTCATGTGAAACGGAAGATGGTCGAATAGATAAATATAGAGTTGTAGATTCCATTTTATTTGCTTGTGAGGATGGTGCTTTTTAATTAACGTAAAACTAAGCCAGAAAGGAGCTAAATATGAAGAACGAATTTTTTAATATGATAGGTCAAAAAGCACCTGGCGGAAAGATGATTTTAATGGCTGTTGTGCCAGATGATTTATTTGGCATAGAAGTGCCTAATATTTTTCAGGTGCAAGCTGTTAGGACTATTCCAACCATCTATACAGGAACATACCCAACTATACGGGTTGTTATTGACAAACTGGAAGCAAGAGAGGACTTAACAGGCAAAGGAATAGCAGGTATAGCTACTGGTGAAAATTGGTACAATGTTTCTCAAGAAGATAAGAATGAATACGGTGTTAACATTAACCCATAACAAGAAAAAAAGGAGTCGATATGCGTGAAGATATAATGTACATGATAACCTACCCAAATGGTACACTTGTGATGAATACTCAAAAATATTACCGAAGAGATTGCGTCAGGTACTGGCTGGACGGAACTAATTTGACATGGAAACAGATGTATAAGAAAGGCTTTCGATGTAAAAAAGTGAAAGTGACATTTGAAATAATTGATTAATAACAAAATAGAAAGGAATAAATTATGCAATACATATTAACAGAACAAGAATATAGAGCTTTAACCTCTATTAGTGAGGTAGATAAACTCAAAGAAGAAGTACAGCTTCTGAATGATAAAGTTATGGAGCTTAGTGAACATCCATGTGGAAGTGACGCAGATTATAGAAGTATAACCTTTTATTGCGATGATTGCCCGATTGGTGCATTGGGCACTGGAACCTGCACAAAGAGCCAACAGTATTCTAAATAACCTTCAAAACAAAATTAGTTATGAATATAATAAAATTAATACTGTTGTGGACGGGTATAGTCGTATGGAGTTGTGTATTCTTTTATCTGATTTATATCATATACTGTGTATTTCTCTATTGTTGGAGTGAGACTATGGGAAAATGTATATCGAATTTATTAACTGCTTATAAATGGTATAAAATGCCTATTGAACAGCTCAATATTATGTGGATGAAGAATAGTAGACATGGGTATTGCCGTATCAGACACTGCAAAAGGTTTGTATGGGTTTGTAGGTATATTCTCGTAAAACGAGTTCGAAAATACAGAAAGCAATTAATTCAATAAAGAATAGATATGAGCATAAAGATAAGTAAAGAGGCGTATGAGAAACTAATCAAAGAGGATTTGGACTTTCTCAATGAGCATTGTCCAGATAGTCTAGAATTAGACCACATTAAAGTAATTATTTGTAGTTCTATCGACTGGTATTATCCGAAAAGAGATAAAGATTTATCAAAACTTGTAAGTGATGCAGATACTAATTATACGACATTTGAAACAGAAACGGAGGACTAATTATGCCAACAGTACTAAGAGAAACCTATCCAACAGCCAAGAAAGAGCATATATGTGAATTTTGTGCTTGCAAGATACAGCCGGGACAAAAATACGTTCGTCAGACAAATGTTTATGATGGGACTGTGTATGATTTCGTCACACATCAAGAATGTAAAGAAGTAGCTCATGAATTGAGAATGTACGATGATTGTGATGATAGTGGGCTAGATGGAGAATCTTTTCGTGAAGAATTGAATTCATACGTATATGCCAATCATTATGACGAACACACCGATGATGTTTATACTAGTTGGCAGGTTAATTACTATGAGATGGCGAAAAAAGTATTGAAAGAACTTAAAAACGAATAACTATGGGATCATTTATAGCAAGACAACCTAACGGATTGCTCTGCCGTTGGAGCAGTATAGTGGATAATCTCACTCATTACGATATGACCGAGGAAGATTATATAGAATATCGTGCCGAGTGCGCAAGAAAAGAGGCACGGTTAGATTTGCAGAATCCTCTCTTTGTCAGACCGTTCTCTGAAATTCTTGAAAAGCGAGATAAAGACTTGGTATTTCAATGTCTTGGCGTGATTGAAAATCAGCAAGATTATAGTCCAGAGGAAGTGGTTGAAGCAAAAAACGAAATGAATCGTCTACAAGTCGAATTTGATGAGTTTGTTAAAGAAGTGAGTGAACAGAAGGAGGAATAACTATGGGATTTACAACAACAGCGTTTATTAGACGCAATACACCGGAGCTTCGGAAGAAGTTGGAGAAGTTGGGATATTATATGCATCCTGAATGTATTGACGATGATAGAGGGAATTATCTATTTGTAAATAAAGGATATTACTTAAACATACCTTTAGGGTATTTGGAAGAACTATCTCGTTCTATTGATTGCGGAACTAACGAGAATCTTTTCTTGGCAATAGCCGCATTGAGGGATGATACGAGTGCAAATCAATACTGGGTATTCGATCAAGATTTTCCACCTCATTATCAAAAAGGCGATTTCACAATAGGACATTTTCATAGGTGCTCATGCTATTGTCACAATGCTACCGTAGAAGAGCTAATAGAACACTTTAAAGAAAAGGAGGAGAATCATGGATAGTATACAGACACAAACATTTGCTATCAGAGGGAATGACGATGCTGTGGCATATATTGATTTTTGTGATGGAGATTTATGTGTTTCTGTTGTAGTAGAAGGCAAACAAGCAGATTTTCACTTTGAGCCTGTTACTTTGAAGATGTTTGCCTATGCTTATAAGTTGCATTGTGAAGAATTAAAGAAGGAGAATTAAATGAATCGTACAATAAAAAGGGATGCCTGCAACATCCCTACGAAAATAGCATTAAGCAACTTTCTTATCGTTTATCAAAAAAGAAAAGTACTTGGATCTCTTAGGATAAATCCTTTTACCGTTCTTCACGATATACCTACAGAAAATGCGAGTTTTGCAATCCTCGTTTTGTGTTTGATTTTTCAAGCTAACACCTCCTTTCTGTTTTGCCTACCCACCTGCAAGATAGATAGGCTCGTTATTAGCTACACCCTGTCAAGCGTAACTAAAAAAGCCCAAAGCTTGCAGGACAATGGGCTTAATGTCTTCTCTTGGAGATTGACTAAGGAGGCGAATGACAGTTCGCCAGATTGGAGGTGTTAGCTTCCAAATCAAACACGGTGCAAATATAAGTCTTAATCTTGCACTTAATTGTTAAATTAACTCTTTTAATACGTAGATTAACATTTGTGAGAATGATAAAATTGTCAGTAAAATCAATTTAATAAAATAATATTATGGGATTACGTACAATAAAATTCAGAGGGAAAAGCATATACGGTGATGAATGGCTGCTTGGCTCCCTTATTAAGATTGAAGAGGATAGATACGCTGTTATTCCGAATCTAAATGATATTGAAATAGGGGAAAGCATCGGTATGTATGAAGTTTATTCAGAAACCGTAGGTCAGTTCACCGGATTGCTTGACAAGAATGGAAAAGAAATCTATGAAGGGGATATACTCAACAACGGGCAGCGCAATTACTTTGTGTGTTGGAATAGTGAACGGGGCGCTTGGTGGCTAAAGAACAAAGACCTTATATACACTACACCTCTTGGATTTTTATCAATAGAACTATTTGTTGTAGGTAACATCTACGATAACCCAGATTTAATCAAGGAGGAATAGCCATGAAGAAAATTATGTTTTCAGATGAATTCGGCTTAACCCAAGCTGTATTGGATGGTCGAAAGACTATGACGAGAAGAATTGTAAGTGAAAAACTATTAGATAGATGGACTGATTACGATGATTTTTGCAACAACGTAAGTGTTGAAAATGCACCTACAGAACGTCAATATTACGACGAAAAAGATTTCTTTCTTAATAATGCGCCATATAAACTTGGTGAAGTTGTTGCCATTGCGCAAAGCTACAGGGATTCAGGCTATACCCCAGACTCATTAGATAGACATCCGAAAGATTTAAGCGTTCGTGGCCTCATGAAGGATTCCGCAGGATGGAATAACAAAATGTTCGTTAAGTCGTATGCTTGTAAGCATCACATAAAGATAACCAATGTAAAAATAGAGCGTTTGCAAGATATATCCGATGAAGATTGCTTGAAAGAGGGGATTGTTAAGCAAGAGGTAATATCTGATGAATCCCCTTTTCTTTATGCTTATGATGCTTTTTTGGACGGAGATAATAAATACTTTGCTTCTCGCTGGTTTAAGAACCCCAAAGAAGCCTTTGCTGTCCTGATAGACAAAGTATCCGGCAAAGGCACATGGGAAAATAATCCGTTTGTATTTGCTTACGAATTTGTGTTATTTGACTAAGGGAGGAATAGGCATGAACAGAGAAAGAAACAAATCCATTTGCCGAGAAAGACTATTGAAATTGCAAGAAAATGACATCAATAAACTTATAATAAGTGAAATTGCTGATTTGGCTTACTGTAACGGATATAATACCGTACTCGATGCTGCGGAAAAGGTTTTAAGTAACGAGGATTATTTTAAAATTGTGAAGCAATTGGAAAAGGAGGAATAATATGAAAGACTATCAATTTGAAGAAATAGTATTTTGGCTATCAATTATTGCTTTTTTACTTGCTTATCACTCGGGTATAGTATGGTTATATAGTATTCTTTTTGTGATAAGCATGATAAATTTTATATCTGCGATAACACTTGCTTGGAAATACGTAAAAAAGAGAAAGAAGGAGGAATAGCCATGCCAATAAGCGAAGTCGCAGAATTAATACTTAAAATCGCATTATTCATCCTTAATGCCACAACCGTTGCCATCATTGTAATTTTGATAGGTAAATGGCACAGACGCATGGAGGGCAAGCTGAATGACATCAAAAGTTATATTCAGCACGTAACGGATCGCAATGACATCGTATACATCAATCAGCTTGAAAATCTCAAAAGAGATCTGATAAAGGCTGAACGTTACGAAGATGTAGAAAAGATAAGTAAATGTATTGAACAGGAATACAATTATCTTAAAAGAAAAATGGAAGACAGAGAACAAATGATTGACCCTTTAAAATGATTATGAACCAAGAATACAGCAACCTACTGGCGGAATGTATGAAGGAAGCCATGAAAGTGGAATTCCTGGACACCAGCGAAGAGATAAAGTTATGGGCTTATTCCCTGTATAATGCGAAAATATGGGGGAGGAGTGTAAAGTAAAAGAGCGTCACCCGAACCACCAGATAGACGCCCTTCCCTAATTCATAGTACAAATATACTATTTACTTTTAAATTATCGTACTATGTTTTCAGAAATATCAGAGTTAAAATCTATCAGAGAGCAGAAATCCAGATTGTCAGAAAGAGAGTCTGAATTATCTGCTCCTATTATGTCAGATCTAGATTATATTCCATCCATATATAAATGGTTTTGTGAAATACAGGACTTTAGGGATTGTCCGGGAAATAAGGATAGCGTTCATATCAGAAAGAAGTTTATATTTATCATTCTTTTCCTTTATGCTCCCAGTGTATTGGCCGGTGGGAGAATGCCCAAAGGACTTCGGGATAAGATTGCCGAATCGGTAAATATCAGCGATAAAACATTTATTTCCCACAATATCGAAACTGTGGTTGTTCTCTACAATAATTATAAGGACTTTCGGAAGGATATAGAGTATATTTACACTGGAATTGTATCTCGGTTGAAAGACAATGGTATGATAAGAATAGATATACGATAGCTATGGGTTTATCAATAAAACAGGAAAACTTTTGCAATTACTATATTGAGTGCGGAAATGCGTCCGAGGCTTATAGGCGTGCATATTCTTGCTCAAAGATGAAAGAAAAACAAATTTGGGAAGAATCATCTAAACTATTAAATAACCCAAAGGTTTCCCAAAGGATAAAAGAGCTTCAAGAAGAACAAAAAAAAAAGTCTGATATAACCAAAGAAAAGATACTAGAGGAATTATCTAATATCGCTTTTTCTTCTATAGCAAATATGCATAATAGTTGGGTAGAAAGAACCGAATTTGAAAACCTTACTCCTAGGCAGAAGTCTGCAATAAAAAGTATATCAACTAAGATTTTAAAAAAGAACATTGGGACAAATGATGATCCGGAAATTGTAGATGTTGAATATGTAAAGATTGAACTTCATGATAAGCTAAAAGCTATTGAACGCATTTGTAAGATGTTTGGTTGGGATGCTCCGGAAAAGATGGATGTAACTTCTAACGGATCGTCCATAGCACCTCCAGCTAACGTTAATGTCAATGTGGTTTATAATAAGAAAGAGGATTTAGAACTTCAGGATAAACAAATTAATTTGAATAAAAGTGGAAGTTGCTAATTTAAATATAAGTTGTACTCCTGTTTTTCACCGGGCGATGGTTGCTTTAAATAGCAATAAGTTTAATGTATATGTGTTTGAAGGAGGATCACGATCCTCAAAAACATATTCGCTGATACAATTTTTTATTGTTTATGCAATTAGTAACTGGCAGCGACCAAATCGTATTGTAATAGCAAGAAAGAAAAGTACCTGGTTATCTTCTACTGTATGGACAGACTTTAAAAATATACTTCTTGAGATTGGCTTGTATAATGTATGTAGGATAAACAATACCCTAAAGACTATTCAGATGTATTCTACTTCATTTGAATTTGTTGGGCTTGATGATGTACAAAGATTGCATGGATTGACTACTGATATTTTTTGGATAAATGAGGCGATGGAAGCCTCTAAAGATGATTTTGACCAATTAGAACAGAGATGTGCACGTTTCTCTGTTCTTGATTACAATCCTTCTGCAGAAGAGCATTGGATTTATGAAAATGTGTGTCCTCGTGAAGATTGCTTCTTCGATCACTCTACTATGCTTGATAACCCATTTATACCGGCTAATATGAGGCGAAAGATTGAATCTTATGAACCAACAGAGTATAATTACTCACAGGGTACTGCAGATAAGCGTAAATGGTTGATATATGGCTTGGGCAAAAGAGCTAAAATTGAAGGACTTATTTTTGAGAACTATACTGTTATAAAAGAAATTCCTATCTGGGTTAAGAGAAGATGGTATGGTCTTGATTTTGGCTACACAAATGACCCCACGGCTTGTTCTGAAAACGGCTTTTTAGATAATGCTATATACATTGATGAAAAGTTTTATAGAACCAATATGCTTTCTTCTGACATAATCAAGGAGTTTAAACGGATGCCTAAGCTCAATATATGGTCAGAGAGTGCCGATCCTCGCCTTATTGCTGAAATATATAATGCAGGATTTAATATAAGACCGGTAAATAAATATCATGGATCTGTGGAGGCAGGCATAGATTTTATGAAATCGAAGAAAATATATATAACAGAGGGGTCTATAAATGCTAAAAAAGAACTTGACAACTATACATATCAACAAGATAAAAATGGGAAATGGCTGAATATTCCAGTAGATGATTTTAATCATATAATTGATGAGGTTAGATATTGTTGCATGATGGAGTTGATGGGAAGAAAATCTATATCAAAAGGGTTGGAAGCATTTAATCATTAAAAATATAACATTATGACATTAGAGGATATTTTAGCATTAGAAGACGTAGATCAGAAGATCGAATATTTGAAGAAAAGGCGTAAAACGGAGGAACCTAATACCGGTGAAAACTGGAAAGATTGGAATGCTGATTTGCATGAAATCATTGTGGATAAAGAAAAATACCCGGACATCGAAGTTGTTGAAGAGAAGGAAAGGGAAGAATGGAATGATAGTACCGGTCAAAGCACTACTATCCCAGCTAAAAAACATACAGAGCCGTGCAACCGTATATCAATCCCGCTGGAGCAAGATATAACCAATATTCAAACAGCATTTACAGTGGGGGTTGAGCCTAAAATGGATTGTGCTCCGTCAAATGATGATGAAAAAGGGTTATTTTATGCTATCCAGCAAGTATTGAAGAAGAATAAAATAAAGTACCAGAATAAACGTATAGTCCGTTCCTGGCTTTCTGAACAGGAATGTGCCGAATACTGGTATGCAGTCAAAGATGATTCGTTCTGGACTAAATTCTGGAATAAAATACAGAAGGCTTTCGGAGGAAGTGTGAGGCCGCAAAATAAGCTACGCAGCGTAATATGGTCGCCATTCAGGGGAGATAAACTTTATCCTTTCTTCGATGATGCCGGAGATTTGGTCGCATTCTCACGTGAGTATAAGAAGAAAGACCTGGACGATGTAGAAATAGTATGCTTTCAAACTGTTACCGCTACCCATGTTTACCAGTGGGAAAATACGAATGGGTGGGAAGCGGTAGAGGAGAAGTCTTTCAGGCATGGGTTTAAAAAGCTCCCTGTTTTATACGGTTATCGCCCGGAGACTTACTGCCATAAGATAAAGACTATACGTGTACGCATAGAGAAGATATTATCAAGCTATGCCGATTGTATAGACTACCACTTCTTCCCGTATTTAATGCTCTTTGGGGACGTGTCAGGCTTTACAGGGAAGAAACGCAACAGAATCATACAATTGACCGGAGATAAGGCAAACGCTCAATATCTGACCTGGAATCAGGTTCCTGATACGGTTAAATTGGAACTCGAAGGGCTTACTAACAGGGCGTACGATCTGACGAATACTCCACGTATATCACCGCAAGAGTTGAAAGGTCTTGGAAATGCCATTTCGGGGAAAGCGTTCAGGTATATCTTTATGGGTGCGCACATGGCGGTATCTAATCATGCGGAAGTAATTGGGGAGTTCTTTCAACGGAGGGTAAACTTCTTGGTATCAGCTTTGGCGGATATTAACCCATCCGAATTTGACAAGGCGTCCCAGACTATTGATATTGATGTAGATTTGGTTCCATATATGATTGATGATATTGATGAACGGGTAACAACGGCAGTTAGTGCAATAGATGGTAAAGTATGGTCCCGGAGAGAGGGTATTTTGTTTGCCGGTAATGCCGAAAGGGTGGATGAAGTCCTGAAAGAGATTGAGGAGGAAGAAAAGAATGAATCTTCTGAATCAGTCAAAAAGGACAATATTTAGAGTGTGTGGTTAGAAAAATTACGGGGGTTATACAAAAAGCATAGGAAAAATGGAACAAAATAGTGAATCGTTGCAGTCTTTTTAATGTATAGTTCGATTTTAGCTCAAAAGACAAATAAACCACAATAAGCGAATTGTGGTTTTCCGGAAGTGAAAATTTTAGGCTTATAATTGGATATGAAATAAATTTGTGCATAGAAAATAATACGGCTATCCTCACGGCTGAAAGATATAACGCCATCGGTGAGAAGTGAGGAGCTTGCCTTTGGCGTTTTTTTATATGCCAGGCGTGGCAGGTTCAGCAAGTCGGTAAGGCGTGAGAGGTTCGAATCCTTGCTTGCTACAAAATCGGACAAATTAAAATCCCCAAAAGCGGAAGTGTCCGAGCCGCTGATGGGGATATTTATTTACTTTTAATTTTATGCAATGATATGAAAGCATTAAATTACAGAGACAAAGATAGTGAAATTATTCCTATCAGCAATAGTCTTTTTATATCAAATGATGTGAAAGGGGATGATGCAAGTCTAAGTCTTATTTGTAAATCCAATTTTTTAGGGCATGAGATCAATGTATATGGTTCATCTGAATCTCCCTTGTTCCTTGCTAAGGATGTGGCAGAATGGATTGAGCATTCAGATGTATCAACTATGGTGAGAACGGTTGATGAAGATGAAAAGCTGACCCAAACATTGTTTGTATCAGGTCAAAGAAGAGAATGTAACTTTCTCACAGAGGATGGTTTGTATGAAGTATTGATGCAATCTCGCAAGCCAATAGCTAAGCAGTTTAAGAAGGGTATAAAACAAATTTTGCGTGAAATACGCACTACTGGAGGATATATAGCCACTAAACAGGATGATACTCCCGAAGAAATAATGGCACGAGCCTTATTGCTTGCGCAAGCCACTTTGGCAAAGAGGGAAGAAAGATTAAAGCAACTTGAAGCCCAAAGCGAGCAACAACAAGCAATTATAGAACTACAAGAAAAGAAAATAAACCAAGCTGCACCAAAAGTAGACTACTACGACAAGACATTATCAAGTACAGGATATCTTACCGTAAATATGATAGCGGCTTGTTTGGGAATTTCCGACATCAAGTTGAATAAGCTTCTTTGCCAATGGGGAATACAGTATAAGGAAAGTAGAGTGTATTATCTCTATTCTAAATACAGAAACAAAGGGTATACAGTGCACCGCCCATATCCATACAGGAGTAGCACAGGAGAGATTAAGACAAGACAGCACATGTATTGGACGGAAATAGGGAAAAAGTTTATTATTGAGTTCTACAATTCTAAAATAGCAGCGTAATATGGAAAAAGCAATGGAGAAGCCACTTGCACTTCTTGAAGAAAATGAAATCTTAGAAATTGAATCAGAGAGAAACTCGTGTATTATCTCTCACATCATAGGAGTCCCTTTTATGGAGATAGCCTTTTATAAAACCTATGACGGGCTTTTAACTTTAGGTATTAAAATGGATGGGAAAACAGATCATATTTCTATTGAATCAGCTAGGAAATTAAATAATTATCTGACAGAAATGCTATCAAAGGTTTAATCTCAATTTACCATAATGCAATAAAGAAAGGGCAGCTCTAAAGCTACCCTTTCCCGCTGATTGGCGTCAACTAATGTGCCGGTCCGAAAACCCCTAACACAACTCTATTTCTTGTTTATCAAATCCAGCATCATCCTGTTTGTCTCGACAGCGAGTGCGGACATCAAGAATCCATCCTTGCACATCTCATGTACTTGACCGAATATCCGCTTTAGATTCGATTCCATGGTTTCTTTCGGGTTGTACGCAACTTCTTCCTTTCCGTAGGGTATCAATCCACCGTAAGTGTTTCCGTGCTTCTTGCGACCGCTGGCGAGCGTTTGTTGCAATGATTGGTTGAACTCCTTCACCTGTTTTCTGACGATGCGTTCTGCGTACTTGGTGCAACGCTCGGATCGGAGCTTCTCTTCCATTTCGTTGAAGGCGTTGATGTAGGCTTCCTTGAACTGGGCGGCTACCTTTCCGGTGAAGCCCATGGCGAGGAAGGTGAAGCCGTCACGGGTCATGTAGTACATGGGGAGTTCTTTCTTTACATTATTGCATAACTCATTGATATACAAACAGGGCGCAAAATTGCGCTCTGTGAAATTGGCACTACACTCCAATCCTCTAATCGCTTTCAGTACATCTTTGTGTGCCTTCCTAAAGTAATCCGCAACCACCAAAGAAGAGGTCACGGCTTGACCGTTTTTCGCTTCTACCAAATCAATCCTATCGGTAGACCATAATTCCAAACTTCTTGTTTCCATAATGATTTTATTTAATGTGTTGATACTATCGTGTCGCTCTTGCTTAGCACATGAAAAACCTGTCGTTATCATCACCGAACATCTTATATCCGGCAAGCAGGCATAATACAATGATTGTAATTTCTGGCATATTCGTATATTTTAATGGTTAATCTCCTACGTAATGAGCACCGTATCTTCCAGTACTAGCCGTATAGTAAGCCGATGCCGGTATGCTCTTATTATTGTACCCCTTATCCATTGTAGCCTTAGCAGCGTTGCTCATGGCTTCATGTCTTTCCGCCAAGAACTGATCCGTTCTAGCCTTTACCGCTTCCGATGAGCAGTATTCTTGCAATTTTGCAAGGCTCCAAGCTGATTTCAGACATTCGGAGAACGTTCTTTCGTTGCCGGCACGTTTGTAAGAGCGCCAAGCGGATTTCATTATTTGGGATAAGTTGTAACGTTTCATAATCGTATGTATGCTAGTCGTTAAACATTTAGTTTTATTATTACGATGCAAATATAACTACGATTATAACACAAACAAACCTTATAAGGTTAATAAATGCTAATTTGATATACTCGAAGTATGTTTTCAAGCAAAGAATAATAACTAATGCTATAATTTTGTATATTTGCAAGCAATAAACTATAAGTATAATTATGAAGTTACGAATATTGGATATCTGCAAGCAAGCAGGAATAACTCAAAAAGAGTTAGCGGAAAGAATAGGGTTATCGGCTGTGGGTTTATCTAAAGCAATCAATGGTAATCCTACTAAAGATACATTGGAAAAGATAGCCAATGCCCTAAACGTGAGAATTACTGAACTATTCGAGGAACCAACCAATATAAACGGCTACATCGAATTAGATGGAACTATCCACAAAGTTTCGAGTAAGGAGGATATTAAAAAGTTAGCGGAAAAACTATAAACCAAATAAAAAGGAGGTAATTATGGGAATGCAAAGTAAAACTTTCAAGGAAGAAGAAAAAAAAGTCGTAAATCAAGCTACAAACAAAGGTGTGTCTTGGGAAGTAATAGCAGAAATACGTGCTAAATATCATAATGATTTTAATCAAGATAGATCCCGTTTTGAATCGTTTAAAGAACAAGTCGAAAACCTATCGAAGGATAAGTGATAAAAAGTGAAGGTCGGAGAAATCCGGCTTTTCTTCATTTATAATCCCTTTTTTCAAATTACCTAGTTGCCGTATTAAATAGATACGGGGATTTTCATGTGTTGAAATCAGAAAGGTATTGCAAAACTTGTATTTTATTTTTGATTTTTGTACGTTTGCGCATTGTATAACATAAAACACACATAGCATGGGATTATTCAATTTATTTAAAGGTAAACAGGATATACCTCCTAAAAGAGATATAAAAGATTTCTTTTCGATTGATATAAATAATCTTTTTCAATATAATCCAGTATACTCTCATACAGAAACAAGCCCGTATGGAAATGAAGTAAAACATTATACACTACGCTTAAAAAAGTTAGAACTTGGAATTTTCTATGAAGCTGAAATATTAGAAGTCGCAGAAAATGAATTAAATGTCATATTTAAAGGGAGAAGTAACCTTTTAACCAAAGAACTTGTGGAATTCATAAATTTTTGTGCTGATTGTTTAGGATTAGATAGTAGCGGATATGGTAAAGTTGAGAAAATAGATTATCAGCATGTGGATGACTATGTATTCTCTCGTATGTGGGATAAAATATGGATTGATAATATGACAACTCCCACTATTATAATGACAATATATTCTTTAAATAAAAGCTATTAATTAAATTGTAAATCATGGAAGGTATCACACTATTTGTATCTATCGTAATCATCGTATTCGGAATATTACAAATTATTCTATTTTTCAAGTTATGGGGAATGACTAATGATGTCAAAAAAATAAGGAAATCGCTACCTAATGTATCTTCTGATCTTTCTCCGGCTAAAATGGAATTTATTATTGGAAACACAGATAAAGCAAAAGAGATGCTTAAAAAGGAATTTGTATTAGACGTTTACGAATCATATATGAAAATTGTAAAAGAAAATACTGAAGTAACAGACCCTAGTGTAATGGAAAAAGAATATTCTATAGATTATGATAGACTTAAAAGGGTATACAAAGGAAGGTTTAAAGACATAATAGATGATGTTGATTTTGAAAGATACTCTACTTTTGTAAAAGCTAAATCTGTATTTGGATAAATTGCTTAGAGCCCTATATATGAGTGAGGCTTTTTATTTCTTCCTACTTTTATTTAATGCTAGAAAAATCACCTAAAACCAAAGAAAGGTAAGGAAATATTTGCATTTGTGTGCATTTGTATGTTAATTTGCCTCCGTACAACCATAATACACACAAAATATGAAGAAGTTTTTATTATTACTTTTAGTAAACCTGGCTACGTCTGTATACTCTCAAGATACATTCTTAAACTTTAAAATATTTAATGATAGAATTATATGGCAGAAGGTATATGAAACCTCTTTTTCAACTCAAGAAGTAATTGATTACTTTAAAATATTTGGGAATATAAGCATAGCCGAACAAACTGAATCTAGGATAATCGGAAGCTCTTCTGGTAACAAAATTGATTTCAACAAATATAAAGGTAGCAAAATTGGAAATACAATATTTGATGATGACTTAGCATATAAAGTCATCATAGATTTAAAAGATAAAAAATACAGAGTTACAATCTTGGATATACAATTTACAAAAGGAGGTGGAATAATGATCGATGGGTGGGGAAATACAGGAAATCGTTCATCAATTATAGATAATAAATACATAAAAGATAATAAATTTAAGAACTCTTTTTCTAGGGAAGGATCAGAGTCTTTAGATAAGTTTCTTATAGATAAGTTTAGTGTGAAAAAACTTTTGGATATCTTTTGATACTCATTATAACACAATAGAATCATGAAAAATATCCTATATCCGATCATAATAATATTAGTTCTATCCGGATGCACTAGAGACATGTATACCGAATCCGTATATGTCGTTGACTACAGAGAATACACCAAAGATGGTTTCACCATTAGCCCTACAGTGACAGGGTTCAATTACCAGCCAATATCTAATATAGAAGTGGTATTTACTATTGGCAAGTTGAGAAAAGGCGAAACAGCCGAAAATCTACGGCTAATTGTCCCATACGAAGGATATACAGGAAAAACGAATAATGAGTATGCTCCATCTAGCAAAAGGATGATGGATAAAATAGTCTCCGAAGCAAAGAAAATGGGAGCGAATGGATTGATTGATTTTAAGACGACTTATAACGCAAGGAACAGGGCGTGGGTTGCTTCTGGAATAGCCGTTATTATAAAATAGGATTTCATTCCCGCCCTTCGCAAGAGGGCAAAAGAAAAGCGGAGGTTACTCCGCTTCTATATATAATTTACACACCACTCTTAATTTTGCTTTCCTTCAAGATTTGCAAGATTGATTGTTGGCAATATGATCGGTCTAATTCCTGATAAAGAAGTTAGAGTAGAAATATACGCTCTTACGTAAGGGAATAATATAGCTGGAGCATTTATATTAAAAAATATAGATTTTGTCCTATCATCTATGTCTGAATCAAATTCAAATAATCCAATAAGATTTGCATATACTTGAAGATTTTGTTCTTTATCTGCAATTTTTACACCGAATTCTAATCTATACAGATTTTCGTCTTCATTAGACATACTTTTTCTTTCAAGCTCAATAGATATGTCTTCTGAAATTGGCATAGAAGGATTAAATTCTATATTAGCCTTATTTATTTTATATTCTTTTAGTCGGAATTTAGCTACTTTTTCTGTCATAATTTAAGCTGCAAGATTAAAATATTCAATTGTATTGGTATAATTATTTTCAGTAATTGTATAATTGAAAGATTGATATATCCCGTCAAAATCAGGAATAACACATGAACTTTCACAAGAAGTATACCCTGAAATGGATATTGGGGCTATTTTTTCAAATAATATATTATCCATATTATTTGTGTCGCTAATTTCACAAATTAAAATATCCTCATGAGGAAACATTGTACGAAAATTATTCCACAACTCATACTCCATCTCCATATATTTTTCATCCCCTCTTCTTATTTCTTCTGGAGAGATTTCTATAATATGGAAATTAGTAATCTCATCATAAGCATATCTTATGTTAATTTGAGATATTTCATTAGCGATTCTAACCAAACTTTCAGTAATAAAATCTTTAGCATTCATAATATTCCATATTTTTCAGTGAGTAATTTGTTCAATTTTTCAGCGCTATCTTTGGCTCTAACAACATCTCTGTCTGTTATTTCCTCGTTAGAATAATCTGCTCTCTTTCTTAACATTTTTAATATGCCATAATAAGTATTATAGTCAATTCCATAAAATCTATTCTTTTTGGATAACTTCTCACTTATATGACTAGAAATATAAAAATGAGAATCTACAGATTTAGTTTCCCTATCTTGAATATCGTAACTAAGCCCTTCATAATGAGCTAACACGTATTTAGACAATTGGAAACAAGAGTAATATAAACAATGAATTGATGATGCAAGCTTTCCATTATCTACTAACAAATTAGCAGCAATAATGTTTTCTTCAGACTTTGCTTTTACAATAGGCATTTTGCAATTGTGTTATATTAATTGGTGATTTTAAATCATATACTATACACCAAACATTGTTTATTTATTGGGGGAAATAAAAAAATCTTCTCTTTCTAAATGGGATATCTTCTTATCCCTTAGCTGATTCGTAAGCATGAGAAGTGATTTAGAAGGATTTTCTATCATCAGTGTGTGTTGCGTGTACAATAATGGCTTCATGTTTATCTCCTTTCATAGAAATAATTAATTGTAAGACAATCTATATTTCTAGTAAGTGTTATTGCTATATAATTATGTGTTTAGTACATATCGACGTGCAAATATACAACAACAACATCAAACACCCAACAAACGATCACTAAATTGAGCATTTTCAATGGTTATTTAACCATCACTAACCTCACAATGTTAATTATTAACAGTTTCAGCACCGTCTTTTCTCTCACCAATAGCACTAACTTCATTACCTTGTATTCTCTGTCTATTAGAACGGCAAATATCACAAAGAAGAGCATTTATTTAAGGTGTGAAACAACTAATTTCCCACAATTGCCCAATTGTGGTTTATCCCTCATGTAATTATTTTATAGCTTTCTTCTTTGAGTGTAACTTTATGCTGTTGAAAATCAAAACTAATTCATACAGTATGAAAGGAAAAATCTTAGTAGCACTAAAAACGAAGTATAAAACCTTTGGGTTTGGTGATAAAGCGTTTGACGGGGTGGCTGACTACTTGTCTAAAACCGTAACTGAAGAAAGTCAAATAGAAACTGCTATTAGTGGGGTCGAAGGACTTCTGAAGGCTTTTCAAGGAGACATTGATACTGTTAGAAACGAAAAATCGGGTCTACAGAGACAATTGGACGAATTGAAAAATAAAATCGAGAATCCCAATCCTAACCCAAATCCGAAGCCGGAAGAAAAGAAAGACGATATAGCGACCCTCATTGCGAACGCAGTGAATGCGGCCTTTAAACCTCTTTCTGACAAGCTTACTCAATTTGAAACAGAGAAGGCACAGGCCACTCGTCAAGAGCAAATCATGGGGAAAGCGAAGGAGTATGGTATTCCCGAAAACCTTGTTCCTATGTTGAGCATTCCCGAAGATGCAAACTTGGATAACTATTTCAAGGATGCAAAGCAGACGTTTGCCAACGCAGGATTTCAAGATGTGAGAACTCCCGAATCGGGAAGCAATGAGCAGAACAATTCAAATGACATTGCCACCCTGATAAACAAGGGAACTGAAGAAATTAAAAACTCTAAACAGGATTAATTATGCCAGCAGGTTTTAAGTATGATTTAAATCCGATTGAGAAGCAAACGCCGGAAATGTGCCGTTTTGAAACGGTTTATAGATATTCCGGTGGCTTCAATCTGGATATTTCGAATTTGACAGGGGTTGCGCAGATCCCGCCTCTTACCCCTTTGGTGCTTGATTTTGTGAAACGAACGGCAAAAGCTGTTTTGAACGTTGAAGTAGCCGAAAAGATCACTGCCGGTTCTACTTCGTTGAAGATCAAGAAAAATTCTCTTGCGTACGTCGGTATGCATATTGGTAATGGTACAAATGGCGGTACAATTGAAGCTATCGACAAAAGTAATGCGGAATATGATACCGTTACTCTGGCCGCCTCGCCAACGCTTGCCGCAGAAAAGGATGCGGTATTGTTTGAAGCTACTGCCGCAGCCGGTAAAACGGCAAAAGCAACAGCTACGGCTTTGAATTATGCATGGACTAAAGTAGAAGCGGGTGCAACTGTTACCGCTATAGGCCAAGCGTACGAGATCAGACCGACAAGACTCATTGTTCCTATCTCCGATAAGGATAAGGAGACTTTGGGTGACAGATTCATGTTCACTTATTAAAGAAAGGAGGAACTATGTATTTGACTATTCAAACATTACTGAATGATCCGGGAGTGGTGAAAGCGGTTATCGACCGTGTGCAGGCTCTAAGGCTGGATCAAATCTTTTGGAAAAAGCACCTCGATTTTGAGGAAACGAAATCCCGTGTGTTCAAAACATATTTGGGAACAGTAACGGGTGTTGTTGCCGGTTCTGTAATTGACCGTAACTCTAACAAGCCGTTAAGAGAGCGTAAATCTTTGGGTTCCGGATATGGCGAAGTTGCCTATATGGGGGATAGATACCAAATGGACAACGATAGACTCGATATGCTTCAAGAACTAATCAATAAGTTCAATCAGGCGAAGACACCAGATCAACGGGCCGCACTGGACGACATTATCAACTACATTGTAGATGATATGCGTCAGGTATTGCTTGCTCCACACAAACGTATGGATATTGTGGATGGTGATCTTCGTTCTGATGGTAAGGCATCCGTAAAAGTAGATGACAATCCGCAAGGAATCGAATTGCTTGAAATGGAGTTGCCGGTTCATCGTATCACTCCGCAAGTTGCAGACAAACTAAACTTTGTTCGTTATCTTATGGAGAAAACCGTTGAATTACGTACCAAGTTCGGCATGTTCGTTTCTATGGAAATGTCCCGAAAAACTTTTATCAATAGCATTATTGGCTCAAAAGACTTCGGGGAATTCTACAAACAAAGCTTTGATTCTAAAGAAGTCCAACTGTCTGCCGGGCTTATGTCCAGTGAGATGGCGACCACTATCTTTAGAGGATTGGGCTTGCCACCTATCGTAATCAACGAAGATTTGGTGGAATTGTCAGACGGCACTTTCAAACAGGTATTCAAAGACAACCGTATTTCTTTGTTTACCACTCCTAAGCAAGGAAAGATGCGTTGGCATACTCCGTATGAAATTACCGATCCGGTTCCGGGAAAGACTTACACCCGTTCAGAAGGTGGTATGTATATTTCCAACATTCGTACGGATGAAGGTCGGTTTATGGAATATGGAGCCGAATGGATTCCGGAATTCACATCTCCAAACAAGATTGTAATTCTTGACCTGGACACGATGAATGCGTAAATATGATAATTAGTGACTACATAAAGCAAAAGTTTCAGTCCTTCGGCATATCATTGTCGGAGGCTGACTTGGTAGAGATTAATCTTTCTTCCGGGGTTGACCCTGACGGGGAAATGACTGAAGATAATTTGCAGTCCATCTCTGTTGCTATAGCAAGATTTATTCCCTCCTTATTGCTTAGAGCTACTTCTAAATCGGTATCAGAAAACGGTCATTCAAAGTCTCTTTCTTGGGATATTTCCGGGATAAAGTCATACTATTCTTTTTTATGCAATAAGTATGGACTGAAGGACGAACTGAACACAGATAAACCTAAAGTAACATTTTGGTGATATGCTAGAAACTGCTCCACATAAATTGCAAATACAGGTTATTACTCCGGAAGAGAACGACGAGTATAACCGCCCAATACCGGGAACCGGTGGAGAGTCTTGGCAAGATGTAACAGATTGCTTCTGCCATGACAACTCCCAACAAAAGGAAGTTTCTGTCAATGGTGAACGCTGGGTATATAATTACCATGTGGTTTATGAGGGTAAAAAGATTGTTTTAGGATCTCATATCAGGTGTCTGGACGCTGAAGGAAATACTGTAGGAGAGGGAGATGTGAAGAAGAATGCCGAATGCTATTCGGAGGAGTTTAAGGGTAGATGTGATATTTGGGTATGATTGTAACGACGGACATATATAAGATTCTGTGTGATAAGCTAAAAGACTTCTTGATAAAAGACGTTTACGACAGTTGGAATGCCATTAAGAAAGGTGTAAAAAACGAATTAATAGTGATTGTTGTAAGAGACGCTTTGGAGCCGGAAACTTATTGGGAGGTATGTTATCCTCATATCAACATCTGCGTTCCATATTTGGCCAGTGGTAAGACTAATACGGTACGATTAAACGAGTTGGAAAGAAGTGCAAAACAGTTTTTTATAGGAGAAAGTGGAGTGTTTGATAGTACTCAATATCATTGGGAAATAGACCGGATAGGGATAGAAGAAGATTTAAAGCTTGCATGTAGTTATGTAAATGTGGTTTTAAAGTTTAAAGTTTTAAATGTAAAAATATAAAAGATATGGCGGAAAGTATACAAATATCAGCGGTTGATATAAAAAGATTATGGTATGCCGATGAAGATGCAGTATCAGCTGATTTGACAGGTACAGCGTTATATGCCCTAGTAAAAGCGAACGGATCTGCTACCGAGATTAAAAATGTGCATCAAGACACGTGGACCATTGAAGAAGGAGATCCTACGCAAGAACCTTACAAAAATCAGCTGACAGGTTCAACTTACCGTATGGGAGCTAAAACAATGGGAGATGTGACCTTTAACTTCACGATTGGTCGCTATGATTATGCAACAAAAAAAGAACTTATGGGCGGTGAAATTATTAATACCGATAAAGGTTGGAAGCGTGCCCGTGGTATTGTGGAGGTGAAAAAATGTTTGATTGCATTAACGCAAGACGATCAGTATTGCGTTCTTCCTTATGCAAATGTAGTAGCTCGTGAAGCCAATACTGATGGTGCAGTTGGTATTGCAGTTGTAGCTACGATGTTAGAACCTTTAAATGAGGCTGTTATGCCGGAATACTGGTTTGATGCGAGTGAAGTAAAAGAAGGGGTATGAAGATCTGAAAATGTAGCACTTGCTTCTTCTGAAACAGCTACGAATTCAAATAGTTATTCAGCTAGATCAAGGCGGGTGAACGCTGGGAGTACTGTAAACTATGGCTCTTCAGGAGAAGATGAGACGCAACCGTCAGAGGCATTATCTATATTGTAAAGTGGTGAGGGGTGAGGATTTGTCGTTCTTGCCCCTTTTTTAATAAGATAGTTATGAACAAAGGAGCAAAAGTTATATCACAATCAATTATTGGAAATGATTTTAGGACAATTATTGTGAATAAGAAAGGATATACAATATATCCTCCAACTATACACAGTTTGTCAAATGCTATATCATACTTATGTGATGTGCGAGAGGGAGAAACATTAAGAGAGATTCTGCTTTCTCTAGCAGATTTGAAATACTATGCTCACGCTCTTTCATGGTTTATTAACGGTGATGATAGTCTTTTTGAGGAACTTTCTAAAGGTACTTATGAAGAGTGCGTAAATGGCGTGGAAGAAGCAATCTCAATGATTGATGTATCGGTTTTTCAGAAAGCTGTCGGCTTAGCGAAGAACGTAAGTCTGCTGGCAGCGACACCGAAATAGCCGGTAATGAAACGTTATTAGGACAAATTGCGTCGTTCATGGAAAATTTGCATTTGTCTTATAAAGAAGTTGTGTATGAAATACCATATAGAAATCTGGTTTTAATGCAACGTGATAAGATACATCAAATATTTGGAGATAAAATAAAGAAAGTGAAAGGTAAAGATATGGCATCACGGAGGCGTCAAAATAAGTAAGTATGGAATTCATAGGGGATGATAGCGGATTGAGCGAACTTCAAAAACAAATAGAGGACGCTTTCTTTTCTAAGTTAGTAGAAATAGGGAAAGACGCCATACGTTACGCCCAGAAAAACGGAGAATACCAAAATCATACATTTAATCTACGTAATGCTCCTGGTTTCTGTGTGGTAAGAGATGGGCGTATAGTAGCTATTGAAGTGGGAGATGATGGGGGGCATCCCGAAGCTGTGAGAAATACGGAAAATATGTTGATATACTCGGAAAAGCCGCAAGACGGATTATATTTAGCTGACGGAATGCCTTATGCCTCTTTTGTAGAATCAAAGGGATATGATGTGTTGACGGCAGCAAGAAAATACGCAATAAGGCAAGTCCAAAAGAAAATATATAAATAAATATGGCAGGGATATTTGCAAATGTAGACAGTGACATTCAGAAGCTCCAAAAATTGAAGCAAGAAATCGAGAATGTAAAGAAGTCATTGAAAAGTATCAATGTAAAAGTAGATATTGATATAGCGCAAGGTTTGGAGGCACAATTAAAGAGTCTCACAACTCAATATGATACCTTAGCCGCTAAGGTAGGAGAGACGGAGGCTAGGATAACAGCGTCTGCAAATAAAATTATTGATGCTTCGAATAAAATTATTCAGGCACAGGACAAAATGTCGCAGGCAGCAAAAGGTATTAATGCTTCTCCTAGTACCAATACCAATTCTTCTACTAATGCATCGGAAACAACTTCTATTCAGGCGCAGGTTAAGGCGTATGAAGAACTAAAAGCTGAAATCGGTGATGTTCTTGGTACGAGAGGACAAAATATAAAGAGGTTAATAGAAGAGCAAAATGCGATCCGGCTACTTAACGCAGAAATAAAAAAGATCACTAAATCACAGGGGGAATCTTCTAGCCTTTCATCTGCTCAACAAAGGAGACTGGAACAATTAAATAACTCTTTGCTTACTCATAAAACAGCACTTGCTGAAGTAAGACAGAGTTTGAGTGCTAACGCTAAGTTAGACAATGCTGCCGCCACTTCTATGGATGCTCTTTCTCAATCTTTAGGTAGGATGAGAGCTGCTTATAGAGCATTGACAGAAAGTGAGCGAACATCTCCATTCGGGAAAGAACTATTAGTTTCTATTCAACAGGCAGATGCAAAAATAAAAGAGCTAGATGCAACGATTGGGAATCATCAAAGGAATGTCGGTAATTATGCAAGCGGCTGGAATGGACTAAGCATGTCTATTCAACAAATAGGTCGTGAGCTCCCTTCTTTGGCTGCTGGGTGGAGGACCTTCTTTTTGGCTATCTCTAATAACTTGCCAATTCTTGCCGATGAAATAAAGAGAGCTAGGATTCAGTTTGAAGATTTGAAAAAGAGCGGGCAAGCTGCTACACCTGTTTGGAAACAGGTTGTTTCTTCCATAGTTAGTTGGCAGACGGCTTTAACTGTGGGGATCACTCTTTTAACCCTTTACGGTGATAAGGTTGTTAAATGGATTGGCGGTTTGTCGAAAACAAAAGAAGCACTTTTGACTCAATCCAAAGCATTGGAAAATGTAAATGAGGCATTGATAAAAAACAATGGTGAGTATGGTAAAAGTGTAACGAAAGTCAAAATGCTATCTAAAGAATGGAGAAATTTATCCTCTAAAAAGGAACAAATACAATGGATAAAAGATAATAAAGGGGAATTTGATAAACTTGATATTTCTATTAACAATGTTTCAGATGCTGAAAACGCTTTTGTGAAGAATACAAATTCTGTTATAACTGCATTAAAATTAAGAGCACAAGCCGCTGCTGCACAATCATTGGCGGAAAAAAAATATGAAGAAGCTCTAATAAAGAGAAGTGAAGCAGAATTGAAAAGAGAAAAAGCTAGTAAAATTGAAAAGGCTGGTGGATCAACAACCTCTTTTTCTTCATCTGTAACAGGTGCGGTAAGTTATCAGTCTGGTTCTGCAGAGCTTGCATTAAGGCAACAAGCGGATGATTTGGACGAACAAGCGGAAGCAGTAGAAAAGAATGCTGAAGCATATTTTAATCTCGCTGCGTCAAAAAAGTTGGATGCAAAAGCAACATTAGAAAATGCGAAAATTCAAGAATCTCATAGAGATATAAAGGACAATTATAATTCAATATCTGACCAGCAAAAGAAAATAGCCGATCTTTTGGATAAGCAAGCTCTTGAAAGAAAGCGTAAAGAAGAAGATATTGAATACCAGGTAGCGCAGGCCAAGATTGATGCTATGGCAGAAGGAGAAGCCAAAATCCGTGCTCAACGTGATCTGGATAACAAAAAAGAAATACAGGATTTAGAACGTCAGCGGGAAGATTACATCCGGACAGAGATTGAGTATCAAAGGAAACTTTTTGATGCAAGGGAAGAATTGAATGTAAAGAAAAATAAGAACTATAAAAAGAAAACATTTGATCCTTCTTCTGTTAAAGTAGATACCTCTTCTATTGATGCTACTATTGGATATGTGAGTAAACGCCAAATTAACGACCAAATACGTAACCAAGAAGAGGCGTGGAATGAATATATCATAAAATATGGTACATTCCAACAGAAAAAAGAGGCTATTACCCGAAAATATACAGATGCCATCAATAAAGCCGCCAATGCCGGAGAAGCAGCATCTCTACAAAAGGAGTTTGAGGAAGCTTTAGCTAACTTGGATTTGAGTAAGCTTAAAGAGGAAATAAATTGGGAAATGATTTTCGGTGATTTGAGCAAAGTTACTAAAGATCAACTAACAAAAATAAAGAAGCAGTTGCAGGAGTTTAAGAAGTCTCCTGAATTCAAAAATGCTACTCCGGAACAAATACAAGTTATTGAAACCGCAATAAATTCCATCAATGATACCCTTGTCGATAAAGGTGGTTTCTTTGGAGGTATGGCTGATTCTATGAAAGAGTTAGCGGATGCTACAGAACAACTGAAAAAAGCAGAAGAGAAACTGGTTGAAGCTAATAAGAAAGGAACGGATGCCGAAAAAGAAGAAGCACAAAAGAAAGTAAATAAAGCTCAAAATACACAAGTCAATGCACAGACTAATGTTGAAAAATCCAGGGATAAGGCAATTAGTAATATAACGGCTGTTGCTGATGCTATGCAGCAACTGGGAAGTGCGGAATTTAACTTAAGTAGCTTTGGTAGTGCTGTTGGAGGATTGGTAGATGCGTTAAGTGAATCCGGTAGCAAAATAGGGGGAATTATTGCAGCTATCCTCTCTCTTCTTGATGAATTTGGGAAAGATGGAGGAGTCGAATTTGGCAAAAATATTGTGAACAATGTTATTAGTGCCATTGGTGGAACTATTGAGGTTCCGTTCAAGATGTTAGGAATTGATTTGGGGCTCGGAGGTGCAAACTATTCTGATTACAACGAAATGGTAGCCAAGTATGACGTATTACTTGATGTTTGGGATCAACTCTTAGATAAGAAAAAAGCTTATATAAATGAATCATACGGAGCGGAAGCAACCAAAGCGGGCAAGGAAGCTTTAGACCTATTGAAAGCCGAAAGAGATATAACTAGGGAGCTTGCTAGTGAACGCTTAGACGCTGGAGCAAGTGCAGGGAGTCACTCTATGGCGTATAGAATGTGGCAAGGCTCCTATAAATATGAAGGTCAGAACTGGAAAGATGTAGCTGGAGAAATATCTAGTGCTCTTGGAGGTGTCGAATTCAGCAGTATGTGGAACTTGCTTTATATGTCAGCCGATCAACTGGAGTGGATAAAGACCAATTATTCCGGTCTATGGTCGCAAATGGACACGGATTTTAGGGGTTATTTGGATGATATTATCCAATATGGAGAGACGGAGGCGGAAATCATAGAATCAGTAAAGGAGCAGATTACAGGAATATCCTTTGATAGTTTCCGAGATAGTTACGTAAGCCTGCTATCTGATCTTGATAGCACCAATAAAGATTTTGCCGATAGTTTTGAAGAGTATTTAAGAAAATCCATACTTCAGTCTGTTATAGCCAAGAACTACGATACTAAAATACAGGAACTTTATGATAGTTGGTCTAAAGCTGGAGAAGATGGAGTATTCAGTGAATCAGAAATAGATAGGTTACGTGCCATGCAACAAAGTATAACAGATGCGATGTTGGCGGAACGTGATCGACTGGAGGAAGTTTTTGGATGGTCTTCATCTTCATCCCAAGAAGCTTCAAAGAAAGGCTTTGCCACTGCGTCACAGGATTCAATCGACGAACTTAACGGGCGTTTCACCGCTTTGCAGATTGCCGGAGAAGAAATCAAGAATCAGAATCAGCTACAAACGATGTCTATTCTTGAATTGAGAGCGGATATGCTGCCTATTATTGCCAATACCACAGGGATAAAGGATATTGCTAGTGAGACACGTGATTTGTTAAGGCTGTCTTATGAAGAGTTGACAGGTATTCATGATGATACAACAAGCATGAACAAGTCATTGAAGAATATTGAGACAGATATTGCAGAAGTTAAACGGAATACTAACGGACTGTCAAAGAGATAAAGCAATAGGCGGATAATGCTCCGCCTATTACAACTATTATATAATTGACAATGAAGCCTTTTTCATGACATCTCCAAGTTCAGATAAAGCCAATGATAATGTTTTAAGTTCTTCTTGGGTAAAATCGGCAGGCCTACCATTTATCAGATTCCCGTTTATCCGCTGATATAACCATTGGCGAGACTTGCCAAAATAATGTTCTGCTATATAAGACATTGAAGCAAAATCCAACACTTTATCTAGTTTTTTCTTTCTTTCCACAATCTTAGCCAGTTTTTTTGCTTCATCTATAGCCTGCTCTGCACTTTTTTTAAACTCATTCAAGAACTCCTTTTTATCAGAAGGTGATAAAGAGTTTACATACGCATTAAAACGCTTTTTGTGCTCTAATTTTGCTTGTTCGGTCTTAGCCCTTGCAAAATCATCTTTCCACTTTTTAAGTTCCTCTTTTGCATCCATACTCATTTTTTTAGTAAGTTAAAGAGAAAATGGCAGCCCCTATGGGGGACTACCTTTTTCTTTCAGCTTGTTTTGGGCATCAATCAAATCGTCTAGCGCATCATTGATTCCTTCTTCAAGCTCCTCGTCTGAAATCCATTCAGCTTCCCTTAGTGCATCCCAGTTGAGGGAAAAGAAGCTAAGGTCTTGTTCCGCAGCTTCAATTCGAGCCTTTAGCTCTTCTTCATCAGTCATATAAAGATCGCGATTCTTATGACGTTACAAAGATAATAACCATTTGGTAATTAAACAAGCTTTTATAGATATATTTCAATGCAATATGAGATATTTAACTCTTAGCAAAACAGTTAATTTCCCACATTCTATAAAGTGTGGGATTTTTGCTTATACATTAGGGCTGTTTCAACTAGTATTTTACGACATTTGCCTAAAAGTCAGTTTTTATTTAGGATTATGTGAAACTAGTAAAACAGAATATTGTAGATTTATCGTCTAAAAATTATAATATATGTCCGACTTATTAATTAACAATAAAGACACTTTCGCAACGTGGGGCGTGAGAATGGGAGACGGGTTCATTGAAGCTATCTACGCTCCGCTTCCAATGAAAGAAGTTATAGAGAATAAATCCCGTTTACAGGACGGAAAGAAAATAATAATAGCCAGTCGGAAGATTGACGAACGGGATCTAACACTAACCTTTACCCTACAAGGAAGTTCTCCATCTGACTACATCACCAAGTATAAGGCATTTCTGAATGAGATTACAAAAGGGGAATTCACTGTCAAGGTTCCTGCCTTAGGGGAGGAGGTTTACCATCTATATTACACCCGTTCACAGTCTTTCGGTTTCAATACGGCAAGGACGTTTTCAAAGATTTCGGTAAAGCTTAACGAGCCAAATCCGGGTAATAGAGAGTAAAATTACCACAATAGGCAAATTGTGGTTCATAGGATTGCCGGATTTTATGTTTTGACGTTTCTATCTGCGAACTTTGTGATATGGCAGAATTAGTAGACATCAAAGACATATCCGGCAACATTCGCTTTTCGACTCCTATCAATGAGGGTTCGAAAAGACGCTTCCTTTTGATGCAGGAAGATTATATCACTTTGCTATTTAGCCTTTCTAATCCGGTTTATTTCAAACTAGGCGACTTCGTAGACAATGAGTTGGGAATATTCGAGCTCGTAGACCTGTATAAGCCTACCTACAATACAACGACAGGTGCATACGACTACGAACTCCGCCTTGATGCTTATTACTGGAAATGGAAGAACAAGAAGTTCTTCTATACACCGGAAACCACCGGACGCGAAGCAGCATGGAATCTTACCGCTACCCTTGACACGCATTTAAATGTTTTTCTGGATAACCTGAAAGCACTCGGATATAAGTTCAGAGAGGAAGAGTTTACATACGAGATTGACAGCACAGTGGAAAACGCTTCCAAGCTCGTTTCCTACGATAACGTAAATCTGATCGACGCTCTCACACAGATGGCGGAGACATGGGAGTGTGAATGGTGGATAGAGAATCATAAGATTTGCTTCGGACGTTGCGAATACAGTTCCCCTGTTGATTTCAAAGCTGGTGACTTGACAGACACAGAAAATGTGAATGTCAACAGCATGACACGCAGCGACAGCCAGACCACTTATGCGACCCGTATCTACGCTTTCGGTTCCACCCGTAACATTCCTTCCAGCTACCGGAAAGATTTGATATTCGACGTAAAAGAGGTTAATGGACGTAATATATCCGATACGTCAAGACCGCTCAAAATAAACTACTTTCCGTCACGAGTTACGTATAAGGAAGACTATACCGCTAGTAGCAACGAAGGCAGCGGTCCTTTTACTCCCTCTTATACAGAATGGACGCTTGATAAGACTTTAGCTTCATCAGCCAAGGGTGGTTCTTATAAAGTTGTTTCGGGAGGAATTTCAATCAATATATCAACAGCCGTTCCGCAAATAGGGAACCGTGCTTTTCTACCGGCAGGAGATTATATATTGAAGGCGTCATATATCTATAATGTTTCCGGGGAATCAAAAGAGGTGATTATTGGAAATCAGACCGTTTCATTAGCCCAAAATCAACAATATGAGATTGTGTCTAAAATACAGGTTTCCGACACGTTGGTTATCGACAAAAACAGTTCTGATTTAAAAGTAAGGGTATACGTTCACGTACCAGCTCCAGCTTCTACCGAGCTGTTATCGACTTTCCAGGCGTATGTAACATACGATATTAACGTGTATGGCGGTTCTTCTGCAACGACTTCCGTAACATTCCTTTCCGGTGCAAATGCCGGACAGACTTTTGCTGCTGTTTACAATCCCGACCTTTTAACCGGTGACGCAGCAAACGTTATCCAACTACCGGAAGGTGTAACCGCCTCTTCAGGTAATCGGTACACCATTAACAACATCATAAGCGGTAAAGTCCCCGATAACTACTTCAGTAAGGATGACAAGGAAATGACCCTTAACGGAGTTGTTCAGAAACGCCTTATGCTTCCGGAGGGTATTTCTTATGTAGATGCTTATAAATACAGCCTGACCGGTGAACGTATCAACATCGGAGATGAAAACTACGATGATCCGGATAACGTGGAAATGCCGGAAGAGGAAGCAATCGAAGAGATCGTTATATTTGAGGATGAATATCCGCAATACAATGGCACAATATCCAGCGTAAGCCACGATGATAAGGTAGACGATAACGATAAGGAATATCGGATCTATAATTTCAAAGATACGGGACTGAAGAACTTTACAGAAGATTTTAGGCTGGATGGTGAGGAACTTCACATGATATTCCAAACTGGCAAGCTTGCCGGGATGGACTTTGCTATCAATATTGTAGAAAGCGATAGCACCGGAACAACCTTTGAAATAGTCCGTAATGAGGATTACGGTCGCTTTCTTCCGGATGATGTTCTTTATCCGCAAACCGCACACATGGAGGACGGTGAAGAAGTCCCCGCAGACACATATATCCTTTACGGCTTTGATACCGCATACATCTCCGAACAGATGTTGCCGGACGCAGAGCAGAATCTACTCAAAAAGGCAAAGGAGTACGTAAAGAAATCCATGATTGACCCGTCCACCTACGATTGTGAGATGGATGCTGATTTCATCTACAACAACGGTAATCTCCGCACATTTGAGGTTGGAGACAAAGTGAACCTGATAAATAAGGCGTTTTTCCCGGAAGGCAGACAATCAAGAATAATCGGTTTCGAGTGGCCGCTGGATATTCCTTACGATCATCCGATTTATACAGTCGGTGAAACTGCCTCATATTCTCGTATAGGAGAGATAGAGAGCAAGCTTGATTCCCTTACTTACAAGGGACAAACCTATTCCGGTTCTGCTGTTGGAGGCGGTGGAATCAGTGTATATGTTATTGGGGTTAATGACAAGACAATCCCGTCTGACAGAAACGTATTCTCTGCAAAAAGAGTGCTTCAGGAGATTATAGCTTATGCTATAAGTAAGACGAAAGATGACACAGCCCTAGGGCTTATTTCATTCCTGAACGGCATTAACGTTACCAAAGGTATTGTAACGGACACGATAACTGCAACAGAATTGAGCAGCAATATTGTAAAGGTGCTTGATAAGCTTACAGCCAATAATGCCGCCTTCTCCGGCAATATATCTTCTGTTGATTATGCTGAAAAGTTACTTGGCTGGCTGATAACCCCATCCGGAGATATAGATGCGAAATCGTTGCGCCTACGTGATTTCCTTGAAGTGCCGGAATTGCGATACAACCGGGTATCAGTTATCACAGGTGAGGAATGGAACGCACCCGGAGGCGGTATAATCGAATCTGTGGACGAAGAGAACAGTATCGTTTACCTGAAGCTTGAACCGGGCGAGATTGCAGCTGTTGAAGTGGATGATATTTGCAAGGCTAACTTCAACAATGACACAGGCTTTCAGACAACCTATTTCCGGATCACCGAAAAGCTGGATAATAGTTCTTTTAAATACGTTCTCCGCAGCGGATATACTTACCACCCTCAAAAGGCTATGCACTTTGTTTGCTACGGTAACTTCACCAATGCAGAACGCCAGAAGTCGAGCTATTCCACGCAGAATTATATCCGTTTCCTTAAAGGTGTAAACAACTGGGAGATCACAAAGGATATGATTGCCATGCAGTTGGGAGACTTGTCTAACCTGAAACTGTTTGGAATGGATATGACCGGACATAGTGCATATCTTAACAGAATCTACATGACCGGTACGATCAAACAGATTTCGAATGATGGTGTGACGGAAGTACCGGTTCCGGCTTTCAAAGGTGAATGGAAAGCGGGGACGTATTGGTATTATGACGAAGTAACCCACAACGGAAGCACATGGATTTGCATTGAATCTACGACTACGCAGGAGCCGTCAGATTCTTCTACTGACTGGTTGAAGGTTGTTTCTAAAGGGGAAGATGGAACTTCAGGAAAAGGAGTAAAAAGTATCGTAGAGCAATATTATTTATCCACTTCTCAAACGTCACTAACAGGGGGAAGTTGGAGTACGACACCCCCAACCTGGGAGAAAGGTAAATATATCTGGACACGTTCGGTTATTACTTATACTGACAATTCAACGACTACTACTGATCCAATTAGCGTAACCGGTGGAGCTGGTGATAATGGGCTTGGTGTTAAATCGGTTGATGTCTTTTATTATCTTTCCTCCTCTTCTAGCGAGTTAATCGGTGGGGAATGGAGTACTATTGCTCCCACTTGGGTTAATGGCAAGTATATGTGGAGTAAGACAAAAACGACATATACAGACGACACCTTTGTAGAAAGTAATCCTGTTTGTATTACAGGGGGAAAAGGCGAAGATGGAAAAGACGGTAAAGGTGTACAGAGCGTTGATGTCCTTTATTACCTATCCAGTTCTTCAACCTCCCTTTCCGGTGGTTCATGGTCTACGAACTCACCAACTTGGGTAGATGGGAAATACATTTGGAGCAAAACCAAAGTGGTATATACAGACGGTTCGTCTATTGAAACCAATCCCGCTTGTATCACTGGAGGTAAGGGTAGTACGGGGGATGATGGTAGGGGAATATTAAGCATTGTCGAAGAGTATTATCTGTCTACTTCTTCAAATTCTTTGGTTGGTGGTTCTTGGAGCACAACGCCTCCGGCATGGGAAAATGGGAAGTATATTTGGACTAGATCAGTAATAACATATACAGACAGCACATCAACAACCACTAACCCTATCTGCTCTACCGGTTCCACGGGTGAAACTGGGATCGGAGTCAAGAGTGTTGCCGAACAATATTACCTGTCTACATCATACAGCACGCCTACCGGTGGATCGTGGCAGACTTCTGTTCCGGCATGGCAGGATGGCAAATACATCTGGACACGTGTAGTTATCACCTACACTAACAATACATATACAGAGACAGATCCGGTATGTGTAACAGGTGGAAAGGGACCAAGCGGAAACGATGGCGTAGGGATAAGTGCCGTTGATGTTTTGTTTTACCTGTCAACCTCTTCTTCATCATTGGAAGGCGGAGCATGGTCTACCACGTCTCCAGCATGGGAGGATGGTAAGTACCTATGGACTAAAACAAAGGTAACTTATACGAATGGTTCGACATGGGAAAGCGATCCGGCTTGCATCACTGGAAGCCAAGGAAAAACAGGGTTACCCGGTGCAATGCTCCGTCCCCGTGGAGTATGGAAAGAAAACACCGAGTATTATAACAATGAGACATTCATAGATACAGTAATCTATGACGGTCAGAACAAACTTTGTAAGATCACGCATACGTCTACAACTGCTTTTGACTCAACAAAGTGGGAAGAGTTCAGCGAGTTCGAGAACATAGCAACAAACGTCCTTCTTGCGCAGAATGCGACGATTGATGTATTAGGAACTTCTGGGATATTCGTGGGGAACCTTGAGAAAACAGAGGGTTGGATGATAACCGGAGGGGCTTTTAAGCATAATGTTACGGGTGTTGAATTGACAAAAGCAGGTCAAATTGCCCTACCTGAAACCGGGGGAATAACCGTAGGCGGAAAGACTTTCATAGAAGCCGGCAAGATAAAGACGGAGTTTATTGATGTTGATACTCTTCAAGTAACCCACCTTAAAGGTGCGATTGGGTCATTTAAGAAACTAACAGCAAATAATGCGGCAGGAGAAGAAGTTGGATCAATAACCTTTGGAGATACAGCAGATACTAAGTCTTCTTTAAATATAGATTTTGCAACTACTTGGTTTGGTGGTGATTTATACCAACAAGGGTATAACTACGATGAGAGTCGCTCATGGAGATTTTACGCTTCTGACCTATGGTGTCGTGGCGAATTTGGACATCGAACGATGACTCATCTCTCTTTTGAATCATCTTCGACTAGTGATTTCTTTGCACATATATATAACTATGGAACAGACACTACATATCATAAATATGCAGAATCAGGTCAGCCAATTGATTGTATATCTCTAGGTGGAACAGGGAATTATGTACTATATGTTTGTGACTCTCCACAACGCAAGATGCTAACTATTATGAATACATCCGGATATCCAAAAAGAATAATGGTAACGTTCCAAGATTCAGCAGTTTTCACTCTTGAGCCATACAAGTTTAAGATTTTCATAACAGCAGAAATAAATACTGATAAAATAAATCCAAACCGGGCAAATAATTTACGTATCATGCAATAATTATGAAAATAGATTTCAGAAAAATAGAATTAACCGATCTCGAAGGGAACAAGAGTACCGTCGATGTATCTAAAGCATTCGGAAATGCGATTTTCCAACATACAGGTGATCTTGGAGAATTTAATCTTGCACAAGATATATTCCGGAAAGGAGAAGTTGATATATCTCCTGAACAAGCGGAATCTCTAAAAAAGTATGCGCAGCTATTTACTCGTGTCATTGATCGAATAGCTGTCAGCAATGCTCTATCACAAGAAGAATAATTATATAAACTAAAAACAGATAAAGCTATGATTCTACTAGTATTAATGTCGTTCATCCTCATTGCCGGCTACGTCTTTGCAATGATTAAAAAGATGGAGGAAATTCCTTACTCTATCAGTGACACCTACTATGCCCTGACGCATAAGTTCTGGTTCGGTTTGTGCATGATCGGCTCCGGTGCATTGCTTCTCCCGGCAGCATTTGAAGCAAGCACGGAAAACAGCCGGTTTCTTGTATTCCTTTCGGTTGTCGGGATGATTGTATTAGGTGTGTCTCCCAATTTCAAAGGAAGCCAGAAAACCGCACATTGTATCGGTGCTGCCATGTCGTTGATATTTTCCCAGATATGGGTAGGTTGCAATTCTTGGTATTGGTTACTGTTATGGGTTG